TTGCCAGTCCCGGTACATACGGCGGAGCGGGGAAAAAAGAACCGCCGATTGCCTCGCCGGCAACGCGCTTATAAGGTATGTTGGCATCAAAACGACGTTTGTCCTTGACATACGCCGGTTTGAACGATTTGGTCTGATAACCGCCGCCGTCAACGACCTTTCCCGGCAGCAGAGGTGACACAAACGGCGAGATTCTCGGTTTGCTGTCCGTCACATCAAAGAAAATCTCTTCCTTGTCGGAAGTTTGAACATTCGGGAAAAAGGTATCCAAAAGAAATGACGGCGGTGTCCGCAGGCGTTCCACCACTTTAGCCAACACTTGGGTTGAAAAAATATCCATCTGTTTATGCTCCTAATATGCTTGGTTGTTTTTGATAAAAATGCTTTTGGCGCGGAGAGCGTCTTTCAGGCTATCAACCGTAAGCCCGCTCCCGACAGTCAGCGCCGCCGCATTGAACTCCCCGGTCAAATAAACAACGGCCTGTTTGTCTTCTTCCGATGCATCGACCGCTTCCGCCAGAACGGCGTAAACATCCTTTGAACCATCCGTTGCCGCCGATGTGCAAATCGCGCATTTACCGCTGGCCGTGATTTTGCCGAGAATGGTTCCACGGGCATACTTGCCGCCGGAAACGGTGGCCAACTCGGCAATCCTTGGAAATTCGCCGGCCAACAAATTGTCGGAGGTGGTGGAACCCTGATCCGTAAATCCCTGTGCTGTCATCTGTTTCTCCTTAAATTAAAGAGGCGATGCGCTGAGCAACCGCCTCCGGGGTTTCATCGTCGGCTTCCGCCGCCGGACGGATGTCCGGATTCTTAATTGCCGCCATGGCCTGTTCAAAAGCGCTTTCCCGATGAGTTGGAACAGTCGCCAAAATCTCCAGGATATCATCTGCCGCTAAATCCGTTTTTGTCAGCAGTAGTTTGGCCGTGTTCTCCTTACCTTGAGTGACCTCAGAGGCAAAGACTTGCGCCATGCGTTCCCGTTCCATGCGCCGAATATCCTCGGTGCTCGTTTTTTCATTGTCATTCATGAATATTTTCTCCGTTTGTTGAAAATTAAAGCCTGCGATTATCGCCTCAAACGAGGACAACCCGTCCGCCAGGCCGTTGCGAACGGCATATTGGCCGACAGCCACATCGCCGGCACCAAAATTTTTAACCACATCCACCGCCGTGATGCTGCGGTTGCGGGCGATTTTGGCGATAAAAACCTCCGCCAGCTCATCAACCCTTGTCTGAATCTTGGCTCTGCCTTCTTCCGTGTTAATATCCGGGCGCTTGTTGGGGCTTTGAGAAGAAACGATTTCTATTGTTTTGCCATCATCATTCTTTTCAAAAACAGAAACCACCCCGATAGAACCAAGCACCGCCGTATCGGAAGCCAAAATCTTGTCACAGGCAGAGGCAATCCAGTATGCCCCGGAACAACAGGCTCCGGACGCATATGCGACAATCGGCTTTTTCCCTCTCGCCTGAAAAATCATGTCCGCCAGCTCCGAACAACCGTTGACTTCACCGCCCGGACTGTCAATATCAAACAAAATGGCTTTAACTTCAGAATGTTGTAACGCTTTGTTAAAGTCCCGGGCCAGCAGTTCATACGAAGTTGCGCCGCAAATCCTTGTCATCAGATTGGCGTAGCGAAACAACGGACCGGACACTTTAAGAACAGCAACGCCGTCTCTGATTGAGGCGGCGTTGGCATCTTTCATATCTTTGCCCATCTCCCGGGCTATGGCTTCAGGCGTTTTGCGGCTTTCCCTTGCGATTTCCGCCATCATTCCCATCATCTCCGGCGTCATCGCCCAAATGCTCTTGTTTAGTATTTTCATTTTTTCCCTTTCAGGTACGAAAAAAGCCCCAACTATGTGAGGCTTAATCTGCATTGATGTAACTGATTTAAATATAACTTATTGGTATAATGTAAATTTCTTTATTTATAGGAATAAATTTTTCACTTAAACAAAGAATACAGCCGATACCTTTTTTCTTTTCATCTATTAACTTGAAATTTTTAGCCATAGATATTGTAGGTGTTGCTGTTTTTTTTATTTCAATCGGGTAAACTTTATTGTCTTCTTCTATAACAACATCAATTTCTTCCTGATTTGTAGTGCGGCAATAATAGATATTCGGTGTTTTGCCGTTATGAATATAGCTTTTTATAATTTCCGAAACAGCATATGTTTCCACAAACTCACCACTTAAATGACTATCTGTAAGTGTCTCGGCTGTTTTTATAGAACATAAATAAGCACATAAACCGGTATCCATAAAATAAAGCTTGGGTGATTTTACTAACCTCTTTCCAATATTGTTCTCAAAATAAGCCGGCAATAGATAAATAATTCCCAATGTTTGCAAAATACTTACCCAATTCTTCACGGTATTGGGAGCGATATCAACATCTCTTGCCAGATCGGCATAGTTTAGCGGTTGGGAAGTTCTTGTCGCCAATATTTTAAGAAAACGGATAAAATTCAATTCATTTTCCAATTGAACAATATCCTTCACATCGCGCATTAAATAGGTGTCAACATAAGACTTATAATACAATTCCCAATCAGTTATGCCGTCAAACAGTTGTGGATAAGAACCTTTATGAATCACCTCAAAAATTTCTTTAACACTCCATATAGGTCTTTTTGTCTGTAATGGAATATCAGGCACAAAAGGTTCTCTGTTTGAATCATTATTTTTTTCAGACTGAGACAATCCCTGCAAATCCAGTACAGCAACACGCCCGGCCAAACTTTCCGACACATTTTTCATTAATGTGAATTTTTGTGAACCTGTTAACCAGAATAGCCCTTTCTCACTTGTGTTATCTACAATCTTTTTTATTTGCAACAATAGTTCCGGAGCTTTTTGAACTTCATCAATAAGCAAAGGAGGCTGATAGGTTTGAAAAAACAAATTAGGATCTTGTTTGGCCAAAGTGAGAACATCCGAATCATCTAATGAAACTCTGGTACGGTTTGGCTCCATCATTTTTTCAAACAAAGTTGACTTTCCGACTTGCCTTGGTCCGGTAATTAAAACAACCTTAAACGACTTAGTAGCTTTTTCAATAACTGAAGATAGAGTTCTCTGGTAATACATTTGTTATCTCCTTTACCTAAAAGATAACTTAAAAAAGTTAATAAATCAACTACATTTTATGAAAATATGCAATTATATTGCTGATTTTCATAAAATATTACGCTATTCACTATCAGACACGGCTTGTTCTTCTCTATTTGTTGGACCTGTTTTCTCATATTCTCCTGTTGTTAATCCTAATTTTTGCAATTTGTTCTTCTCTCTTAATCTTTGTTCGACCACTTCCTCCCAATCCAGTCCCTGCGAGGCGCACTCGTTTTCCAACGTGGACAAACCGATTTCCATGCGGAGTTGGCAGGCCTGCGCTTCCTTAACCGGATCAACCCAACCACGTCCCGGACCAATCCATTTGCATCGGGTGTAGGCGTAGCGGTTTTTATAAAAATCCGGCGCGTCCACCAAGCCTTTATTAACCATTTCTTCAAGCCACAATTCATAGACCGGTGTTGCCCAATAGTCAGCCAACCATTGCCGCCGTCCGTTAAAATAGCGCCATGCCTCCAGCAATGCCGACCTTGCTGAGGAATAGTTGGTTTTGGAAAAGTCCTTCAGCAACAATTCGTACGGAATGTTTAATCCTGTACCAATATGCCGAAGCAAATTCTCCACAAAGCTTCCATAAGCGGAGTTGGGCCGGCTTGGCGTAAACGGCGCAACCTTGTCTCCGGGAAATATCGGAATAATGGAGCCGCCCTCCAACTTAACCTGCCAATCTTTCTTGGCGTTCAAATAATCATCGCTGGAACCGCCGAACAATTCATTTAATTCTTCGCCACCCATCGGTGTTTCAATAAAAGCGGCAATCATCGCGTTGACAATCGCCGCCTGTAATTCGGAACGCTCGTAATGGTCAAGCATTTTAAACATCGGCATAATCGAGGAAAGGATAGGTTTTCCCCGGGTCTGTCCAATACGGCTGACATCATGAACATGCAGCACCCGCCGCCGGCCGAAAGGTGTAAAAGTTGGAACACGCTCCCATTCCAGTGAAGACATCCAATAATCCCCCGGATGTTCTTTTAGTATATAGTAGGCAACCGGAGCACCAAAATGGTCAATCTCCACGCCGCCGCGCAGATTCTTACTATCCGTGCTGTTATTCGGATTGGACAGCCTGTCAGGTTCGATTAGCTGAATGGTGGTAGCAACCGGACGTTCCGGTAGCCACAAAGCCAATGCCAGCGCCTCGCCGTTAATCAAACAGGATTTAAAAACCTGCGTTGTCAGTCCATGAAAATTGAGGATTTGCGCCGCATCACACATAAAAGTCTCCGACCATGAGCGCCACAATCCCTCAACTTTAGCTTGCCATTCCTCCTCCCAATCCTTGGTTTTGCCTAAAAGCTTGTAGTCAGGCTTGGCAGAAAGACAAAAACCCGTGCCGACAATATTGTCAGTTAGCGTTTGCATCGCGCCACTGGCAATCCCGTGGTTGCGGGACAAATCTCTGGAACGGGCAACCATTGTGGAAAGTTCGGGCAAAAGGTCGCTATCCGCCGAACCCCGACCGGGTTGCCACGAGGCAATCTCCCTAAGTGTCTGCGATGCCGCTTTATGTGATGTATCTGTCATGATTTTCCTTGATAAATAAAAACAATTCTGTTAATAAAATGCAAAATTAACCTAAATGAAAGATTCAAAATGAAAATAGATACATTATTAAAAACAGAAGATGATAACTTTTTTCACTCTTTATACTTTTATTATAATCCAAATGATGAACATATTGATGAAATATTAAAAGTTTTATATTTGACTGAAGCTCAAGTAATTCAGTTAAAATCCCCATATTCAGTTCGCAAAGATCATAACAATCCGTCTCCGATAAAAAATCATATTCATCTTTTCAAAAACGGAAATAATTTTTTATCAATGAATCAAGATGGAACAGCGCACGATGGAATGTCTGGACGAATTCCCAATAAAATTATAAAACAGCTAAAACAAATATGCCCTGATTATAAATTTCCTGAGAATAGAATAGTAGAAGCATCAAATGATAATAATGATAATGTAGATTGGAAGCTTTTTATAGAACTAGTTAAGTTAGCAGAAAATCGCTAAAAACTCACCCTTATAATCCGTCTTCTTCCAACACCTGTTCCCTCAGCCGCCGCAATCTGCGACTTAAGGCTTAAGATGTAGGCTTCCAAGGCGGTTCGGCTCGTTTGATTGTAGGTCACAGAGCCGAAATTCCCCACGTTGACCGAAACTTCTTTTGTCCCGGTCAACAATTGGTGGTACGCATCTTCAGCCTCAGCCAATCTGGTTTTTAATATTTCCTTATCTACAGCCATGGATCATCCACCTTTGTCGCTTTCATCTGTATAAATCTTACCGGTTTCTTTTTCGGCTTAGCCTCAGACGTTGCCGGAATAAGAGCCTCCAACTCGGCCCAGGCTTTTTCACTCATGCGGTCAAGGCCGTAAATAGCCGCGCCGGCTCGGGCGTAAACCCGACAGTCCAAAGCCTCGTTGCGCCGTGCGGGATCTTTTTCCCAAACCGGTTTCGGATAGCCGTTGCTTATCCTGACCACCTGCCGCTCCGCCGTCAGCTGTTTGAAATATTCCTCGGCATACTGCGGAAAATGACAGCGTCCAAACTGCGAGGCATCCTCGCCGACACGTTCCATCCTGAGCCAACGGTATAACTCTGTTTTGATAACCGGACCGGACACATTCCATACTTTCAGTCCCTTTTTCCTGGTGTCGGCCTTGGACGTGGACAACAACATCGCTGTGTCCCGGCTCTGACCCTTGACTGCAACCACCGTCCTCGGCTGGCTTGCTCTCGCGCCGTTGCCACCCCAAACTGCTTGGCTGAACTGCCTTACAAACGAATAAACATCCTGCGTGGCATATCCGGAATCAACGCACATCACCCGTATCGGCAATGTTACGCCGCTTTCATGCGGATAATCTTTCGTCAGCACATTTTCAAGTTTGCGCCAGACTTCCGGTCTGGCAGTGTCTCCGTCTAAAACAAAATACGCCACCGACCAGCTCTGTTTCTGCCATCCCCAAGCCACAACTTCGCATTCAATGCGGTCTTTTTGAATATCAACACCGGCGGTTAAGAACAATCCGCCGTAAGGAACAGTCCCGATCGGATAAATTTCTCTTGCTTCATACAGACGCTGCCATTCCGGCGCATCGCTTTCCGCCTCAAAGGTCTCACCCAGAATGGTATTTTGAAAGCCCTGCATCAGGCTTGGATTTTTCTTGGTTTTCTCATAAATAGCCACGCATTCTTTCCACGACAGCCAGCCGATTGGCGAATACAGGGACGATAAATGGAAACCCGCCGTCACACCATCGCTGGATGCGGTTGCCTGCCATCGGCCGTTGGCCAGCATTTGGGTTTTGTAATGTTCACCGATATGTCCACCGCAATGCTCGCACACATAGAACACATTGCCGTCTTCCGCCTGCATCTGTTTCCATTCCAGCCGCTGATAAGCGCCGCAGAAAGGACAGGGCACGAAAAAATAGCGCTTGTCGGAGTTTTCAAACTCCCGCTCAATGTTGGACAGGCCTTTGATCGTCGGCGTGGACACCAGAAAAATCTTTTTTCTTTTGTTGAATGTGGCGGTTCGTCGTTCCGCCAGCAAAATCGGATCGCCTTCGCCGTCAATATCCTGCGGATAGCCGTCAATCTCATCCATAAACAGATACCGTGCCGGCATGGAACGCAGCCCCACCGCCGAGTTTGCTCCAGTCATCACCAATACGCCTCCCGGAAAATCCTTGGACAGCATGGTGTTGCCGCTGTCCCGGGAGCGCGCCGGAGCCACAAGCCTTTTTAATTCCGGACAATCCTCAATCAGAGGATCTATGCGTTGTTTGGAATTACGCTTGGCCATTTCCACTGTTGGCGACACCGCCATAATCGGCCCTGGCGCTTTGTGCATGACATATCCCAGCCAGTTATTGCCGCATTCTGTGCCTCCGATCTGCGCACCTTTCATAAACACCACCTTTTGAATAGGGCTTTTCGGCGACAGGCAGTCCATAATCTCTTTCAAATACGGCGTTCTGTCTGTCCGCCAGCGCCCAGGTTCCGATGCCGACTTGCTGGAAAGAACACGGTATTTATCGGCCCATTCCGACACCGGCATGTATGAATCTGGTTCCACGCCCTTGAAAAATTCATCCTCAATATAACCTTTTGCGTCAAAGCTCCCGGTCGATAAGCTCTCTGCTTTCGGAGAGGAGTTTCCGTATGTATTCATCCAACACCACCGCCGTCTTATGTTCATCCGCGCCGAGTTCAGCCGCGATTAACGCCCCGTAGCGGGTGGAAAAGCCGGAAAACAAATCCCGCAAAGCTCTCCCGAGGTTAAATGCGTGCTGTCCGGCCTTTTTGCGGTCGATTGTTTCTCCCGTTACCATTTTGAGTTTTGCTTTGGCCAGCATCGCCCGATAATAAATATCCGCTGTTTTGGCCTGCTGAAAGGTTGAAAAATTCTGCCGCCCGCCGCCGGATAATTCCGGCTGAGCCTCAAACAGTGGATCGGCCTTGCGGCTTTTGGCCGGATCTGTATTCATAAACCATTCCCTGTTGGCTTCATCCACATCGATTTTACCGTCCGACGTTTTATGAATACGCCCCGAGGCAATCGCCGTTTGCACGGCGTTCAACCGTACGCCCCGAATTCTGGCATATTCCCGAAGCGACACCTTCCGTCCCATTTATTCTCCTTAATTTGCTTTAGCCATATATAAATAAAGCGTACAATATACCGCCGGAATTAATTTCAGCACACCAAAGCCGACATTCAGGCATTGTCAGGCATTTTTGCGCCAAAAGGGAAACGAGGCAGATAGCCTCGTTTCCTCAAGCCTGCATGCGGTTTTAGAAAGAAAGGATAATTAATTAAGTCCCCGCATCGGCTTAAATGTTAATATGACACGGATGGAGGGGAGCTTACGCTCCCCATTCCTCATACGGCTAAAGCTTACTTACATCATAACCAAGAGCTGTTAACACCCGTTTTTTCTCCTCTTCCGAGGGATTATCTTCGTACCAACACCATGCGTCACTTTCCGATAAATAACCTTTAGGCGGAATTTTGACTATGTTTAATTCTTTTAAAACTTCCAAAAGTTCATCCAGTCTGGACAATTCATGGCATATTAACTCTTCGATAATGTTCTTATTTTTCATGACTTAATCCTTTCTTTTAAGTTACCGCTTCAGCATCCATACCTCTGCTTACATTACAATGAATGCTTGGAAAACAGCGGAAGTCCAGTTAATTCTGCATTATTTTTTCAGGAAAGTTGCGGGGCGGATCGCGCCCCGCTTATCTCTCAGTCCTCCCATTCGGGTATCAGGTCGCCGCTGTCAAGGTCGAGATTGTAGCCTGTAAAGTTCTCGGTGCTTAATCTGACCCCGCCGACCGCTTGGATAACTATCCCGTATTTTAAGCTCAGCGCCTTTAATTCTTTACAAAAATCCCGATACTTTTGAGGGATGATATCCTGATAGGCCGTCTCATCAACATAATACCTGTAGTCCTCGATAATGCGTTCTTTGGTTAACCGGCGGTCTGCTATTTTTATAAAGGTTCCGACATTCGTCCTGATCTCCTCCATGTAGCTGTCGGCGATATGTCTTCCCCAGCGGCTGTCCATAAGTTTCTGAGTTTCCTCTGGAGTAAGTTCTGAATTCTTCTGGATAAGTTTGGCAGTCTCATTCCATAATCTGGTCATGTCCTTTTTATGTTTAAGATAACCTTTCGCCGTTCCCCAAAATCCCCATTCTTTATTTTCTGTTTCTAAAATCGTAGTCATTATTTTATCCTTTCTTTCAATTTATTGTAGAGTTTTTATCCTCTTTACAACACAATGAATGCTTGGAAATAAAGGAAAGTCCAGTTAATTCTGCATTATTTTTGAAAAAAGTTGCGGGGTGCGACACACCCCGCCGGACAAGCCGTTATTTTAGAAACCACTCTTTGACTTCTTTCCATGTTCCTTCGACAAGAGGCTGTTCAAATTTATTTTCCCTGCCATAAACCTGAGCTTGACCATTATCGCAAACATGTCCTGACTTCGGCACAACACAGTAGACGACACTGCCGGTTTCAAGGTCGCAAATTCTAAAATCGTCATATAAAGTACCGTTAAACGGGCAATTGTTCTTAAAAAATACATAAGTCTTGTCATTGTCAAATTTGGGAGAATTTTTTATGGCATTTAACCGGCCAAGCAATCGTAAGCCTTTATTTTTCAAACTTGTCTCTTTACAAAACCAGTCATACCATAATCCTTCGACATTTAAATTTCCGGCTTTCCATTTATTTAAGGTTTCCGTAATTGTCATTTCCTTTTCCATTAGTTTATCCTTTCTTTTCAATTTATTATAGAGTTTTTATCCTCTTTACAACACAATGAATGCTTGGAAAACAGCGGAAGTCCAGTTAATTCTGCATTATTTTTTATTATAACAAATTGAATTATAATGATATTTTTGAAACAGCAGGTTTGCTGGCGATAATTCGGCCGCTTAAAGGGATGCAACTTTTTTCTCGTACAATATACCGCTTGATTGATTATTCAAACTTTCTGCATGACTTTCAAAGAGTTGCGCTTTTTGGCCCGTGTACTCTTCCCAGCGGCGGACAATCACATCGCAAAACTTTGGATCAAGCTCAATCAAACGAGCTTTACGCCCGGTTTTCTCGGCCGCAATAACTGTGGAACCGGAGCCGCTAAAACCGTCCAATACGATATCCCCTAATTTTGAACTATTATTTATAGCTCTTTCCACCAGTTCCACCGGTTTCATCGTTGGATGCAGATCGTTTTTGACCGGTTTGTTGTACGCCCAGACATCGGATTGATCACGATCGCCGCACCAGTAGTGTTTTTGATTGGCATTCCAACCATACAAAATCGGTTCATACTGCCGTTGATAATCCGCCCGTCCAAGTGTGAAAGTGTTTTTGGCCCAGATGATAAAAGTCGACCATTTGCCGCCGGCAGAGATAAAAGCATTGTAAAGAGTATGAAGTTCACTGGAACTCATACAGATATACACTGCTCCTTTGTTGAACATCATAAGGTTGGACAGGCTGTCGGTTAGAAATTGTGCAAAACCATCACCGAGATTATCATTCATAATTTTACGCCCGCCAAGCGTTCCGGCATGATAACGCAGACTGTCTTTCATGGTTGAGCCATAGTTCACATTATACGGAGGATCGGTAAAAATCATGGCAGCAACGTCATCTTGCATCAGTTTTTTGACATCATCATACATGGTGGTATCGCCGCACAGCAGACGGTGTTCGCCTAAAAGCCAGATATCACCGGGCTTGGTCACTGCTTCTTCAGGAACTTCCGGTACTTCGTCTTCATTGACATCAGAAGACGTTTCCGGCTCTCCGAAAGCATCCAGTTCTTTTAATTCCTCTTCGGAAAATCCCAAAATATCAAGGTTAAACTCCAGCTCGCCCAGTTCTTTCATCTCCAGCGCCAGCATCTCCTCATCCCAGCCGGCATTTAGAGCGATTTTATTATCGGCGATGACCAACGCCCGCCGTTGTGTCTCTGACAGATGCGGCAGACGGATGACTGGAACTTCTTTTAATCCCATGCGTTGAGCCGCAAGCAGTCTGCCATGCCCGGCAATAATGACATCGTCCGCGCCGATCAAAATCGGATTGGTAAAACCGAACTCTTTGATACTGGCGACAATCTGAGCGATTTGCTCATCATTATGTGTGCGCGAGTTGCGCGCGTAAGGAATGAGCTTATCTATCGGATAATTCTCTTGGAATTCCATAAATTTCTCCGTAAAAAAAACAAAAGTGACCAGACAAAAGACATGGGGCGACCAGCCGCCAAAAACAAAATATCTCTGAAAACCTTATTTTGCTTGGTTTTCAGAGATATGCCGACCAGTAAACAAAAACGCCTGACGCTGGAATTGCGCCGCGGCTTGCGCCCCCGCATACGTTTTAATCACGGGAAGGACCCGCGGGTTTAATTTCTATTTAGAACACTAATAACAACCTGCTTTACAGTTTCCATTTCTTCAGGTTTACTCTCTGCAATCAAAATAGTCAGAGTGGCAAGAGTTGCATTGTTAATAATTGGTTCTCCGTTTTTATAAAGCATACCGTTCTTTTGCATAAAATAGAGAAAGCAATTTGCGCCAATACGTTTGTTACCATCGGAAAAGCTATGATTTTTTACAATCAAATACAGTAGCATTGCCGCTTTTTCTTCCAAAGAGGGATAACAGTCTTTTCCTCCAAAAGTCTGATAAATCTGACGGACGGAACTATTAAAGCTGTCATCTTTGGGGTTGGCAAAAATATCCGAACCAAATTCCGGTTTCATTTTATCAATGACATTTAAGAATTCTGGAACGTCAATAAACACAGCTTCTTTAACTGTATTGCCCGCACGATCCAATTGTTTGTTGTCAAAGTCGTCAAGCAAAGTTAACCCGCTGGCAAACTCACTCATTAGTTTAGTCAGTTGTTGTGCATCGTCTAAATTATGTGCTTGAGTTTCTACACAGCGGTTAAGCAGGTCGATGCTATGTTGCAGTTGTTTAATTTGTTCAGTCTTTTCCCGTAACCTTTTTTCATTAACGGCAAAACCCTTTACAAGATAATCTTTTAATTTTTGTGTCGCCCAAATACGAAATTGTGTACCTCGAACACTCTTAACGCGATAACCAACAGAAATAATAACATCAAGGTTGTAGTAATCAATATTACGTTCAACCTTACGTTTACCTTCAGTTTGAACTATCCGGAATTTCCGGATAGTTGAATCTTTTTCCAATTCACCTTCAGAAAAAACATTATTGATATGTTCATTGATAGTACGAACATCTTTTTCAAACAACGTAGCCATTTGCTTTTGGCTTAGCCAGACAGTATCATTTTCAAGCCGGACATCAATATCGGTTTGACCATCTTGGGTTTGATATATGACAATATTGTTTCCCATAACGTTCTCCGGAGTCTACTTCGCATTAGTGTAAAGACGATATGCTTAAAAATTTCCTAAATTTATTACATCTATATGAATCCTTTTCTACACAATCTCGCGAACACAGGCTTATTCAGCCCAAGCTCGGTAATAATTTCGGAGGGTTGCTTGATAATTTGCCATTTCTGCACATTACTCATGCCATTTTTAACCGTTTTTACGGCCGCGCTTGGCAGTTCTGACCGGCCGATACAGGAAGAGAGATAAACAAAGCACTCGTCATTGTCTTCAAGATACTGCAAAGCCAAGCGGCGCACGTAAATGTTAAGCGTGACGTCAGCCTTGCTACCATCTTTCGTCCATGGACTGCCGCCGCCAATCGGACAAGCCGTTCCATAAAAATCACATGCCAGCTTCCGACCGGTCACGCCGCAATCAGCCACTGATGAATGATATTTATATGTTCCCGTGCCATTGACAATAATATTTTCCGGCTCCTCTCCCAGCGCCAAAACAATAAAAGTCGTCAAGTCAACATCTTTAAGCATCGGAACAGCCACAACCACCGTTTCCACACCGCCAAGCTCATTCAGTGTAATCTGCGTTTTGATGTCAATGCCCAGGTGGATGTTTTGCAAAGCATACTCATATAAGGCGTTGCATAATTTTTTGGCCAGATATTGTTCGCGGCTGATATTACCCGTACCCTGACAAGCGTAACCAACAAATACACCCTGATCACCCCAGCCGTCTTGTTCAACTCCTTGTGAAATATCTGCCGACTGCTTGCCAATAAGATTGATAATCTGCAGTTTCTCGGGATTAATGGCGTAATTTCCCCAACGATGGCTGTAAAACTTATCGTACCCGATTTCCGCCAGCGCTTCGACAACATAAAAATTAATTCTTGCCAGGTTTACATCACCCGTGATTTCACCGCCCAACACAACCGTGTTATCTTTTACCATTACTTCAACGGCATATTTGACCGCCGCGTCTTGTTCAATCATCCTGTCTAAAATATAAGACGAAATATAATCCGCCATTTTGTCAGGGTGTCCAAGCGACACCGCTTCCGCAGTTTTTTTCATCGCCGCTCCTTTATCAAGCATAAAAAAGGCCCGTAGGCGATATACCTGCGGACTCTAAAAAAAATATCAAAAAGGGCGGATTGTTCACCTCCGCCCCGATTATACCTGTTTTTGTAACCGTTTTTTGCTGATTTGTAAACCACGAAAATGTCAATGACATTTTAGGCATCCATATTGAATTTTAATAAGGGCTTTTTCATGGCGCAAGGCCAATATCTGCCGTGAAACGCCAAATTCCCGGCACAACAACTTCCAGGGAATACGGTTGGCTCTTTTCCAAACCAGCCGGCGTTCGTCAACCGATAATATGGGCAGCCACTCCAGCATCACCTGTTCCCATAAAGATATCTGCTCCTGATTCGGACGGACTTTAAGAGGACGCTTGTCCATAAAAACAATTTCCTGCGGCGTGTAAATAATATCCGGCATACAACACCGGTATTTGGGAGCGCGGACAGCCGGCAAAAGCCTATCCACATAAGCGGCGGTTTCCAAATCTTGCTTGATTTTTTCAATTGTAATATCAGCCATTTTGCACCACCTTTACCTTGCCGAGCACATCCGAACAAACATTCGCCAGAGTCTCCATCTCCGAATAAGCGATGCCGTTTTCCTTGCAAAACCATTTCCGAACCGCCTTTTTCCAGTCCACGGCAATGTATTTTTTACCGTTCATCCAACCGCGTGCCTCATTCCAGCGCACAAAAGCAGCCGGATCTATCGTGTAACCGCTTTCCTGACAATACGCCGCCACGTCATCTACAGTCGGTGCACCGGCGTAAACAGGCTTATCCACAACCTCCGACCCTTTATCTTTATCTACAGATTCACATACATATACCGATTCATTCTCCGATTCATCTGATGGGGATGTTGGCACATTTGCTTGCTCTTTGTTGGAACTTTGCTTTGATTTTGCTTGACGTTTGCTGTTTTTTTGCTTGGCGCTGGCTTGACGCTTTTCACGGATTTCCAAATATTTGGCATTGTTTTTCTCAATTGTTTCCTGAATTAATGAAAAACGCTTTTTTACCGGGTCTGATAATTTAAAAGAAACATCTCCGTAAAAATTTTTTTCACACAGCGCAATTATTAAATCAGCTATCTGACTTTTCTTAAAGTTATGCACAGCCGCAAGGAAATCCGCCGGATACAAAACAAAGGATGTTTTTTTATCCATTTTGCCCTCCGTCTTTAGAAGCCTTCTTTATATTTTTAATGCCCTGTATCCATTCCAGCGCCAAACTTGTGCGTTTGACCTCGTCTCGTATCATTTTTTCCAAACGGTCGAGAGCGGACATTTCCAACTCCAACAAATAAATGACCGGAATTTTGCGTATCTCTTCCGTGATGTAAACCGTGCGATCTTTTTTTCTCATGAGGGTTCCTTCCAAAATTTGTTAATGACAAAAGGAACACCCGCTGAAAATCAAAAATCGTTTCCGTTATTTTAATTTTTTTCTCATTTTTTCAAAAAAGCCGTAAATAGTCTTTTTACTGACATGCAGATCTCTGGAAATCTGATCAATGCTGTCGCCGCATAGAATATGCTTTACAATCTCTTTTTCCTTAGGTTCGGCACAATTCATAATTTCACTGACAATCAACCGCGTTTCCGTGTTTTCCGCAAAAGAAAACTCCTCATCAGCGTCATAGTCGGCCAATGAGGAGTATAAAAAATAGCGGCGATGGTATCTTTGCGTTAACAGGTTCGTGGCGTATTGCTTTATGGAATGCACCACTAAAGCCTCGTCCACATCATGAGCATTGTAAAACCGCTTCAAATAAAAAAGCAACAGCTCTTGAATTAAATCTTCCCGATCTTCATAAGAAAAGATCGGGGTTGACAACAATCTGCAAATTTGCGATAAAATTGTTATGCGGACATACTGAGGTAGTCCGTTAAAAATATTCAAGTTCATTGATAAGCCCCGTTAAATAATTGAATAGAGGCTTATTTTCAGGTTTAATACACTTGCGTGCAATATGTAGATAAAACAATTACAAGTTGAAAGCATGTCATAGATAAGGACTTGACATTATTTTAATAAAATATCGCTTGTGTAAAAATCTGTGTACAATCAAAAACTGAAGCCATACTTTAATCGCTGCTGAGACCAAAGCAATGGAATTTCCGATTCTAAAATTTTACGAAGGGAAAGTGTTTTGGGATAAACGCCATCCACAATGGCCGTCACAATATCCGGAGCAAGATACGTCATGCGCAACACTTTGCCGACATATTCACGGCTTAGACCTTCGCTCTTTGCCAAATCTTCGATAAACAGGTTTTCTTTTTTCATTTTATCCTGCCAAACAAAAGCTTTTATCAATGCCAAATATAATGGATTATTTTCGTCAGGTTTATATTTCTCGGGAGCGAATATCTTTAGTGAGCCGCGTTTCCGGCGTAAGCAGACGCGGTATAAAATCTCGTTTCTTTCACCGTTAATATTATTGGGAAACAAGTCGTCTTTCATTTTATCGTCCATCAAACTGACGGCCAGTTCTGTATACATAATTTTGATACGATCAACATCCACGCGGATTTTTTGGACAAACATAATCAATAGTTGGCGTAAAGTAATAGAAGACAATCTCTGAATGAAATCATCACCATCCTGTAATTTTGAAATAATTTGCACATCTTTAATATCAGGACGTATGATTTTTGCCTGTTCTATCAATCCGGAAAGGATTTTAGGCGATTTGATAATGCCTGCGATTTGCCGCAATACGAAATTATCCATCTCGCCGGCGGGAATGCTTCCTATCTTGCAATTATTAAAGCCTTCCTTAACCGCGCGGAAAGAGGTGTAATATTCGTAAACTTTGTTCTTTTTATTTGATTTTGTGGAAATCATCGCCGCCTGGCAACAGTCGCAATAAATGAGGCCTTTAAGCAGAGCATGTTCAACAAAACGAGATGGTGCAAGCCTGCCAACGCGGTTCTTACTTTTGATTTTTTGAACTTCATCAAATAATTCCTGTGAAATGATTGCGTGATGCTGACCGTTGTAAACCTTGTCTTTATGAGGAACTTTGCCGATATAAAGCACGTTTTTCAGCATGCTGCTCACGCGCATATGGGTAAATTTACCATTTCCCTTGCTTAATGTGGTGTAACCATTGTTGTTGAGCCATTCCGCCACCGCAATTTCTGAACGAAAAATCAGATATTTTTCAAAAGCTAAACGCACAATTTTCGCTTCTTCCGGAATAATCTCCAATTTTTTGTTTACGGAAACGTAACCAAGCGGCAAAACTCCTCCCATCCACATGCCTTTCTTTTTGGAAGCGTCCACTTTATCCCGGATGCGCTCGGTAATAACCTCCCGCTCAAATTGCGCAAAAGAAAGTAAAACATTCAGCGTCAGGCGCCCCATGGAATCATAAGTGTTAAAATTCTGCGTCACTGACACAAAAGAACATTGATTGCGGTCAAAAATTTCAACAAGTTTTGAAAAATCAATCAGCGAACGTGTCAGCCTATCGATTTTATAAACAACAATCATATCAACCATTCCAGCCTCAACATCCTTTAAAAGCTGTTGCAAAGCCGGACGTTTCAATGTGCCGCCAGAAAAACCGCCATCGTCATAATGGGTGGGGATGATTTCCCATCCTTGATAAGCCTGGCTTTTAATGTAGTTTTCTCCGGATTCCCGTTGCGCTTCCAGCGTGTTAAATTCTTTTTCAAGACCATCTTCCGTTGATTTTCGGGTATAAACAGCACATCGTATGCTTTTCATTTATTCTCTCCCAATCCAAAGAAAAAGCGTCCGGAAATTCGTTTGCCCGTGATTTTTAAAGCAACCGCGGACAGACTTTTGTAATAAATCCCCTCAAATTGAAAGCCGGCGGTAGAAACAATAACATTATATTCTTTTCCGCGGTAGGTCTTAACCAGACGGGTTCCAACCGGAGGAAGGCACGTGCCATCGTTGTCCTCGGCGTGTTTCAAAACCGTTTTGCCAAGCAATAGGCTTTTAATATGTTCCGGAACGCCGCCATAGGCAAGTTCTTGCATTCGATAGGCAAGTCTGGGAATATAAAAACGCTTGGTTTTCCAAATCGGCTCGCTGTCAAAATATTGCCGCCACATTTCTTTTAACTCGCCAACACTCATATCGTTGAGCCGTAAAACATCAGTTTCCACCATTTTCAACTCCTTTCTCAACAACATGAATGCTCTTTATTCTCTTGTTATCCAGTCCTTTCTGCGGCAAATCCGGACTATTTTTTCCATCAATCAAAGCCAAAAGTTCTGGCAGTAAAAGTTGTATGATTTTTTGAATGTCTGTCATTTTGAACCTCCGACAGGATCACCCGTATAAAATCAAAAACCGTTTCCAAAAATTTTCAAAAAAGCGCATCAGATTGAAATTACAAGAAAAATATTTGTATCAATATAATTGCCTCTTATACAAAGAGAACCAAAAGAGGAAGGTGGGCCCAAAAGCGCCTGTGGAAACAATAAAAACATGGTAATCTATTGAAGGGCGTTGTTTGGGCTGTTCAGACCTTCAAAAAAGTATATATTTGGGGTGTTTTGAACCGATTTTGGCAAAAAAATAAAGATACTGGAGAATAGGGTACGACCATCAAAATAAAAAATGAATCCCGCAGTTTCTTTAACTTTTCAAGGTATTGGAAAAACAAAAAAAGAGGAAGTATAAACTTCCTCTTTTCCAACTGGTTGCGGGGGCAGGATTTGAACCTACGACCTTCAGGTTATGAGCCTGACGAGCTACCGGGCTGCTCCACCCCGCGAT